CGCGCTTGATCTGCTCGGGATCGCGGCGCCTGCCGCCATAGCCTCTCGGGTGCCACGTCATGCGACACCTCCGTTGGACACGGCGGGACTGATGCCGCACGCGCGGGCCGCCGCCATCAGCCGGCCGGAGAAGGCGAGCGCGAGCAGCGCGTCGGGCCAGCCGCCCATCCTCCTGGTGACGGACGTTGCGGATGTGACGGGTTGTTCCTTATCCCCGCCACACGCGCGCATGCGCGCGCGCGAGACGGTTATAAGGGGATGATCCGTCACATCCGTCACGTGCACTGGTTCTAAAGGCAATTTCATCCTCCGGGATGCAGGTCAGAATTGCAGTCGCGAAGCCCGATCCCGCGGAATCCGCGGGCCGAGTTGGTGTTTCGCCGCTCGTATCCGCGGGTGGTGAGGGACTCGCTGAATCGCTTCTGCGAGCCCGCGTATTCGCCATTGGCTTCCGCCCAGGCTTTCCAGTCGCCGTAGAGCATGGCGGAGGTCGCGCTCCGACTTGGCCCGACGGTGCAGCGCTCCTCGATCCAGCGTCCTACTGCGTCCTCGGCCTCGAAGTAGTCCTCGGTCGCCGCCATCACGGCGGCAGGCGGCCGGAGGCCGGTGCGCTGCCATTCGAGGCAGCCGGCAAGCGCCCAGGCGAAGAAGCCGTCGCGCTCGGCGAGGAGACGGTCGGAGAGGCTCTTGTCGCGCTTGGCCGGCGGGATGGTGACCGTGAACGGCACCATGTGCAGGCGCCGACGCATCGCCTCGTCGACGTTGCGGATTGAGGGCTTGTGGTTGCCGACGACCAGCAGCTTGAACTGCGGCGTGAACTCGAAGAAGTCCTGGCGCATGAAGCGCGCCGTGATCCTGTCGCCCCCCGTGAGCGCCTTCAGCTTGCTCTCGGCCCAGCGGCTGCCCTGTTCGGTCTCTATCGATGTGACCATACGTGCGCCACGAAGCCCGGCCATATCGGTCGGGTGGCGGTCGCCGTGCGTCGCCATGAACATGTCCATCGCGGCGGCGGTGGCGTAGTCGCCCATGATCGCGGTGAGTGTGTTCGCGAAGACCGATTTGCCGTTCGCTCCGGTACCGTAGAAGAAGAAGAGCGCGTGCTCTGTCGTGACACCTGTCAGGCAATAACCTGCCATCCGCTGGAGGTAGGCCTGCAGGTCGCGGTCGCCGCCGCTGAGCGTTTCGAGGAACGCCATCCAGATCGGACAATCACCTCCGGGTGCCGCGCCGGCGAGCTTCGTCATGTAGCGCTGGGGATCGTGCCGGCCGCTGGCGCCGGACCGGAGATCGACGATTCCGGCGGGCGTGTTGATCGACCAGGGATCACCGTCCCAGATCTCGGTCGTGCTGGCGTGCCGGCGATCGGAGCGGGCTAGCCGCTCGACTGCCGCAACGGTGGCGGCGGTCGAGAGCTTCGTCCGAATCTTTGCCGTCTCTGCGCACACCGCCGCCTCGCGGCAGATGCGACGCGCCAGGTCGAAGGCCTGCAGCGTATTCTCGCGGCGCCAGACTGCGCCGCTCCAGGTCAGCCACTGCCCCCAGGGTGCGACGTAGCGCCAGCCCTCCTGGTGCCGGTCGGCAAACGCATCGGCGAGCGCGTCCTCGGTGAAGCCAACCGGTGCAGGGCCATCGTCGCCATCGCCGCCACCGCCTTCGGCGCCGTCTCTCCAATGGTCCGGCCAGTCCACGGGCGCGTCGCTCGCGGGCGTGCACCTCTGCAGCACCCGGTCGATCTCACGGTCGAGATCACCGCGATCGGCATACTTGGCGCCGATCCCGTTCGGGTGGGCAGCAATCACGGTCTGGATCTCCTGCCTGGTCCAGCCTTCCCGGTGCAGATTGGCGATCACGTCGAACAGGGCGCGGGATCGCTCGCCTTCGGGCCGGCCGCGGATGATCTTGTGTCGCAGCCAGCCCGGAAGGGCTGCGAACCTGTCGGTCAGTTCCGGGGGCACTTCCGGCCGGTCCGGATGCGGCGAGCGCGCGTTATGCGTCTGGGTCGTCGGGTCGGTGTCCAGCCTCCGATCGCGACCCATGGATCCGGCACGGTCCGAGAGTGCGTGCGCATCGAGCGCCGCCCTGAGATCACCGACGGCGGTGAGCGACCCGTCCCACGGCTGCAGGACGGTCACGAGTTGCGGCTCCCGCGGACGGCCGAACCGGTGCACCTTCTTCGCGTTCGGCCAGTTCAGGCAGCCCGGCACGCGCCAGACGTGACTGAGATCCTTCGAGCCGTGGTCGGTGCCGTGGAATTCGGTCAGTGCTGCCGCGATCGGCTTCGCCGCCTCGCCACCGAGGATCTCGTCGAGCAGATAGAAGTGCTGGCGGTTCGCCTGCGGCGTCACCGACGTCTGCAGGACGTAGTTCGCCGGCAGCAGCAGTTCGGTGGCCCCTTTGTCGCGGTCCGGGTCGTCGTCGATGACGAAGCCCAGTACGCCGATCACGTCCTCTTCCTGGCCCTTCTTGCCGCGAGAAAGATCGGAACGCAGGACCGCGAGCGGGATGTAGACGTTCCGGTACCGATCCCGGCCGAGGCGCACCACGGCTGCGACCATTCCGTCGACGTCGCCGATCCGGAAATGTTCAACCGCTGCCGAGATCGGCGCCCCGGTCTTGCCGGTCCTGGGGTTGGTGCCGTCGGGATCCTCGCCATAGCTTGCGACCACCAGCTGCCCGCTGCCGCTCAGCGGGTGGGCCAGCTGGTGCAGCATCTCGACGTGCGCCCGGATCTCGGCGGAGACAGGCGCGGTGGCCTCGGCCGCCATCAATCCCGCTCGCGACGCAGAGCAGCTTCCACCGCCGGATCGGTGCCCGTGCCGCCGGCCTCCCGCGCGAGCTTGTAAAGCCGCTGGAGTGCCGAGCAGCGGCGGTATGCAGCCGCGCTGTCCCGCTCGGCGGCAATGATGGCGAAGGCGACGTCGTCGATCTTCGCCCGGTCGATCGCCAGCAGAGCGCCGGCGTCGCGGCTCGGGTGCTGCGGGACGTGAATCGTCTCGGGGAGGTCCTCCAGGCCGTAGTGCACCTGACGAAGACGGGCGAGATGATCCGGCGTCTCTGGCATGTCGCTGCTCTGTCGGATGAAGCAGGCGGGAATGCGCATCAGGCGGCCTCCGAGCCAACGGAGGCGGAATCGCCGACATAGACCGCAAGGAGCGGCGTACCGTCGGTATGCGTGCCGGCATTCTCGATCCGGTAGAACCTGTTCGGCACGAAGACCTCGGTCAGTTCCCAGCGCCGGTAGAGGCCCGGCAGCCGCTTGAGGTCGTCGGGCGAGGGATCGGAGGAGTGGTTCATGCGACGCTGCCTTCAATCGGAGTGGAGCGCTTCAAGGCGTTCACATTCCAAAAGCCACCGACGCCTGCGGATTGGGACACTGGGTCAGCAATTTCTTGGAGGACGTCGCGCAGCTTCCGCGTCGCGCGCTGGTAGCGCTTGCGGGTTGCCGCCTCGGACAGGCCGATCTCGACGGCGGCCTCGGCCTGCGAAAAGCCCTCGACCGCTACGCGGATCACGAGCGTCGCATCCGCGCCGATCAGCCGCCGGATATCGGCGTGCAGGTGCGCGTCAGCTCCCGTGGGATGCAGCCCAGCCCGATCGGCGAGCATGTCGTCGGACCCGATGCTTTTCGTGACGCTTTCGCGCTCCGCCTCGCGCTGGCGTGCCCGGATCATGTCGCGCTCGATGTTCCGGAGAACCGTTGCAGCGATACGATTGACGCGCTCCAGGTTGATGCCGCGGACCGCCTCGGTGGTCCGAGCCAACAGATCGGCTGCGATGTCGTCCGCCGAGCCGGGCCTGCGCCAGATCAACCGGCGCCGGATGGCATCCAGGCCGGGCCAGAGCGCCAGTAACAGTGCCGTCAGGGCGCAATCGGACGCGGGCTCGTCGTTCTGCGCCGCCTCGACCAGTGCCGTGAGAATGAGGTTCTTCCGGTCCGGGCCGTCCGGCCCGTGGTGCAACGCGTCGAGCATCGCCGCCGGATCGTGGAACGGTGCGAGAAGATCGTTCGCTTGCCGGAGCGTGTCGAAGCTGCGCTGGAAGCGGAGGGTGGAGGAGGTTCGCATGAGGTGGTCGCGGATCTCATGCCACGCGTAGGACATCGGACGCCTGCCTTGCGGCCAGGCGTCCGGCGCCTTCTCGTGGCCAGGTCAGGACGTCATGCGTCTCTGCGATTTCAGGGGATCGGGAGGGGGAGCGCCTCAGCGCGTGGGAGCGGCCGCTTGGTTCAGCGCGCCGCAGCCGCGGCAGGTCGCCACGACGGGGAAGCCCACGAAATACTCGTGCTCCCGGCCGAAGCGCAGGTGCATGCGGCCGTCCCGGCAGACGCCGAGCAGCTTGTTACAGCGCGTGCAGCGCCATTCCGCGTCCGAGGTGTTGGCCTTGATCCTCGCAGTGCCGGTCCAGCTCGTCGGGGCTGCCAGGCGCGAGGGGAAGGGAGTCGGCATCGGATTGCTCCTCTGTTCGATGGAGCACCCCTATTGGCCGACAGAATCATCGACAGTCTAACCCCTCGATCATCGACGGTTCATCGATACAGAGGGTTTTGCGGGAAAACCTACGTCGATCAGCTGGACTTGATGGCCCACCACCCGTGACCAAGGTCATCCAGATAGTCCTGGAACACCGGCCATCGCTTCTTTCCGAGCATCTGCTGGAGCCCTGTCGAACGCGACCCGGCGATGAGGTCGCTTGTCTTCACCCCTGAAGTCATCCTCCCTCCGACTTCTGAGGGGGGAATTCTTGCACAAAAAGCGCCGGAAGCTACAGGCGGCCAGACACCTTGTCTGAGACGCGTTGGGCGCACCGTGACCTCACGCCGAGGACTGACCCATTGGACACGACGATCGAACTACCGGCCCTGCGCCGGTCGGCGGAGCTTGCGCCGAACTCCGCGGATGTGGGCGAGCGCACCGTCGAAGTGGTCTGGTCGGCCGGCGCCCGCGTCCGGCGGATGACGCTGTTCGGCGAGCCCTACGACGAGGAGCTCAGCCTCGATCCGGCGCATGTGCGGCTCGACCGCCTCAACGCCGGCGCACCCTTCCTGAAAGTGCACGAACTGGCCGAGCTCGATGCGGTGATCGGATCGGTCGTGCCGGGCTCAGCGCGGATCGAGAACGGACGGGGCGTTGCACGCGTGCGGCTGTCGGAGCGTGCGGAAGTGGAGCCGATCTGGCGCGATATCCAGGCCGGGCACATCCGCGCGGTCTCGATCGGCTATCAGGTCCACCGCTTCGAGGTCTCGAAGCCCGAAGGCGGGCGGGAGCTCTGGCGGGCGGTCGACTGGACGCCGTTCGAGGTCTCTGCCGTGGCGGTCGGCGCCGACCCCGCCGCCGGCTTCCGCAGCCGATCCCCGCTTCATGACTGCGTCCTTCATCGCCGGGACGCGCCCT